TTCTTCTGCATGGTCGCCGCGGCCGGGATCGGGCGTGCCGTGACGGAGATCCTGGCCTACGCGAAGGAAAACGACCTCGACCGGAACACCGTGGCGCGGTTTCTCACGGCGGAGCTTCTCTACTTTGCGCGCAGCGTGTCGCACTCGGCAGATTTCACCCGGGCCGATCTGCATAGCCTGCTGGACGAGATGGTCGACGAGGCGGACGAGGCGACCGAGGGAGCAAAACATTGACCCGGCGCAGGAAGATCACGCGCAGCAAGTACGATCTGCCCGACCATGTGCGCAAGGCGTTCGAGGGCAAGATCTATCTCAACCTGGCGCAGCTCGCGGCGGCGCTCGGCTATTCGCCGCGCACGCTGGTGCGGTTCTGCGAGAGCGGCGTCCTCAACTTCCACCAGCGCGGCGTCGGCACGTCGAGCCGTCACCGGGCGTTCACCCGGGCCGACGTGGAGGCGTTCTGGAACCAGACCGAGCGGATGGACCTCGACGCCCTGAACACCCGCCGCAGCGAAGCCCGCGAACGCAACGCGGCCGGGAAGGCAGCACGATGAAGCCGGTCAAGGACGAGAGCGAACTGACGGAGGCGGTGCTGGAGGAAACGCTGTGGATGCTGGCGTTCATCGTCGAGGTGTACGGGCCGCAATACATTCCGCTGTTCGAGAACGTGGAGCGGAGGCTCGCGAAAGTGCGCGCCCGCGGTGACGCCCGCGAGCGCATTCGTCATCTGTTGCACGCGAACGGGCACACCGGGGCTGGCCCCTGACCATCACAGATTGCGTGGCCATTCCTTGAACATCATGTCGAGCGTCCATTCCAACTTTTGCTCCAGGTCGATCTCGCCGTAGTCCTCCTTGCCTTGATCATGCCCCATCATAAGGTCAAGCAATTCGTCACCGCGATAGCCGTTGCGGTCGAGCATATATTTGCGCAGTCTGGTCTTGAAGGAATGGCGGATCGAATACGGGACGTGGCGCCCTGTCTCCTTGAGCTTGTTGACACGCAGGTGCTTGCCTACGGTGGCAGACCAACCGCTCGCATTGTCATAGTAGTTCGGGAAAAGCCGATCCTCGTCCTCTCGCAGATCGGCGAGAGCTGCGTCGACGGCCGCAAGCGAGACGCCGACCAGCGGAATGTCGCGGATGGAATTTGCGGTCTTGACCTCGCGATCCTCGGCCTTCACTTCGAGATGCGGGATGTTGTGGTCGCGGCAGATATGGCCGCGACGCAGATTCACCACCTCCTCCGGCCGCATGCCGGTTTCAATCATAACGAAGAATGCGCGCCGCGCCTGGGCGTTGAGTTTGTCGAACGCGCCATCAGCAAGCAACTTCGTCTGGATGAACTCGGTGCTGAACGCCGGCCACTTACGCTTTTCTTCCTTGTTCTGCACCTTCGGCTGCTCGATCATGATGTCGTCAAATAGACGTTGGTCAAGGTGGTCCCAGCGATTGTGCTTGCGCAGTTTCTTGTACATACCGCCGAGCGATCCAAAATCCTTGTTGGCATAACCGGCGGTCCATTTCCCGGCCTTGATCCCGGCCTTCCACCAGTCGACATACGTGCGCACGTCATCGTGGCCAACCGCGGAGAGGTCCTTATCCTCGCCGATCGCCTCGATGAAGTACTTCACGCTGCGTTCGCGAAATGCTTTCCACTTTTTCTTTTGCGCTGGCGATTTGTTGCTGCTCGCGATTTCCTTGAGTTCCTCGAACGCGGCGGGCATCTCCGAGATGCGCATGGTGGCGGGCGCGACTGCGCCGAGCACGGCAGCGACTTGCGGGGCGTATGTTGCTGCCATGCTAGGATTGGCGCGCCCGATTGCAATCTCCTTGGTGAGTGCAGCGACGTGTCGTTGCAGTTCAACGATCTGGCTATCATCAGATAGCACGCCAAGCCCAACCCAGTTGAGGCCGAGTGCACGGACGCGGCGCACGGCATCGTCGTAGCGCGCCTTGGCTGCCGCGTGGTCGCCCTGGAGAACGCCGGCGAGGTAGCGTTCGGTTTCGACATTGATGCGCTCAGCGATCAGCGCCGCCTTCACACCGCGCGGATCGTGGCGGACTTTGATTTTGGTCGACTGTGTAATGAACGGGCGCGGATCAAGGTGGGCGAAGTCGCCCGGGACGCGACGACGGTAGTGCCACATTCCGCCGCGCTGCATGAGATAGGTGGACATGGTGACTCCTCGCAGTTTGGTTTGTGATACGGTTTGTGTGGCCATTTGTGGCGCAATTGTCAATATTCCTCCTGCGAGAACAGTTAACTAGCTGTGACTGCTTGCAAATTTTGTGTGTCAGTGGAGCGGGCGATGCGCGCCAACTTTAGCCATCAGCTATTGATATTACTAGTGTTTTTCAGTTTTGTGTGATGCAGTTTGTGATGCAGAGCGTGACCAAAGAAAGTACGCCACCCCGTAGGATGGCGCTCATGGGACATGGTGCACTCGATCATGCTGGCTCGCTCCTGACTCTTTGGTGCGTTCGCTTGACCAGGCTCCCGACTCACATCTCCTGGTGCTCTCAGGGTTCGATGGTTCGCTCCCTGCTTATGGTGCTCTCGTTTACTCTTGGCTCACGTCTTCCGCCGCGCGAACAGTTGCAGGTCGAGCGGCGGATTGATGTCGATCGTACGCATGACGTCGCCGACCGATTTCGTTTCACTCTCGACCACGACTTCAAAATGACAGTTGGGATTGGTAGCATCGAAGTCGCGCAGATGCTGGAGCCAGTTCTGCGCAAGCTCGTCGGGGACAGTCGCTTTGACGTAGATCGTCGCAGTCATGAGACGCTCGTCATCTATGGTGCACTCATCCTGATCAGGCTCGCTTAGGATCGCCGCAGGAAACCCGAGCCCGATCCAACAAACCCGGGCTCCCTGCGACGCTCCCCCGTACGCTCATTCCCTTTGGTACTCTCACGAAGAACGGCTCGCACCCACATTCTGGCACTCTCAGTTGAACCGTGGCTCGCTCATGGAGATTTGGCGCTATCGCCATAGATGGCTCGCTACCGGTGTCTGGCGCGTTTCAAGTTGTCCGGCTCGCCTCTTTTAACCTGGTGCTCTCCCTTGCTATTGGCTCACTTTGACACATTGCCATATCAACCGCCGACACGCCATCATTTTTAAACATATGTACAATTGACACCTTGACTACCAACATTTTTGCGCAAAGTGTGACGCTTACATATAAACAACCTCTCGGGGAACCCTGGGGCCAACTGCGAGATGGATCGATGCCAAAGACATTCAAGATATTGCTGGAGGTCGAGGAGGTGGCGCTGGGCCATGTGATGAATATGCTGCACCGCACGCCTGGCGTCGCACGGTGCGACTTGCTGCTCGGCGATGCATCCAAATCAGCTCCCGCCAAATCGGCCCCCAATGGTGCGCACAAGCCGGGGCGCAAGCCACCGTTCGTCGGCGAGGAAGTCGCGGCCGACCTTCTCCTCAGGTTGCTCAAGAAAAAGCCGATGAGAAGCACCGACATCGCAAAGGCATTCGAGAATGCCGGGCGCTCGGGCAAGTCCATCAGTTACGTTCTCCATATGGTCAGGAAGGATGGACTGATCCAGGGCGGCGAAAACGGCTACTCGCTCACCAAAAAGGGACGTGATCGCGCGAGGTACGTGTGATGGCGATGAAGGTCCGCGTCATTCGCGACTACCGCAACATCAGGTGGATACGCGATCAAGATCCGATGGTGGACGCGCTGCGCACCATCGTCCAGGCCGAGAACCACCTCAACAACAGCCGCGCTGCTGCCATCACGGGATTGGCGGCGCAGACTTTTGCCAACTGGTTCAACGGAAAAACGCGCTGTCCGCAGAACGCGTCATCGACCCAATGTGCCGCCGCGCTGGGATACGTGCGGCGCGACGAATTGACCCGGGACGGGCACGTTGTCGTCGGCTACGTGCGCGCCCGCGAACTCGACTATGACAAAGAGATCGAGAAGCAGGCCGACTGGCTGCTCAAGCAAGGCCGCGGCCGGAAGAAACGCAAGGTCCGGCGCAAGCCGAACGGCCATACCTGAAACCAAGCCTTTTCGACTTTTGCGTCAGGCTGCGCCGCCAACGGCGCTGCGCTGCCTGTTCTGTGTCGCGTATCAGACTCTGGAACCGGATGGGAAGGGGCGATCCCATGGACGACGTTCCGTTTGCCGAGACACGATTGATCATCGGAAGAATGCTGCATGCCATTCTGCGTCTGGGCGCGAACACCTTTCCCGATTTGGCCTTCATGGAATGCGTCGAGATCCTTGTGATCCTGACGACGATCTACATCGCAGAGAGAGAGGCCGGGCCGCTCACCGCGTCGAGCCTCTCCGTCCATCTGGGAATGCCACGCACGACGTTGCTGCCTCGGCTCGCGTACCTCACGACGAAAGAAATCGTGCGCCGGGACGACATCGGCCTGCACATCAATCCGCAGATGTTCGAGGCACCGATACGCGATGAAAGCATCCGGCGTCTGCGCCAGATCATCTTCGAGTACGCCGCCGCGCTGTCGCGTGTAGATACGTATAAATGACAATGTCGAAATCCGACACCTCCGATGTTTTTTCAACGACGAATAAATCAATTATTGACACGTCATGTGTGCGAGACGATGTTGCGACAAACAGTATAAACGTGTGTTTTGAAACGCGCGTGGTTGGAGGGGACGAGAGAAGGTTGGAGTTCCCACAATAAGACCAAGCCGTCCGCGGGGGCGCGGAGAGTCTGATGATGAAGGGCGACCTCAACGACGAGGGACGCATCGACTATGCCGTAGGGCAGAAGATCCGCCAGCGCCGTGTTGCGCTCGGGATGGCGCAGCAGGTGCTCGGCCAGAGCCTCGGCCTCACCTTCCAGCAAGTGCAGAAGATGGAGAGCGGCAAGAACCGGGTCGGCGCCGGCCGGCTGTGGCAGCTCGCCGGCATCCTCGACGTCCCGATCTCCTACTTCTACGGCGGGCTCGCCCGCCAGCCTGCGCCGGACGATCCGCAGGGAAAGACAAACCACGCCGCCGTCGACCACTTCCTCGGTCGCCGCGAGGGACAGAAGATGGCAGGTGCGCTCTATGATATGAGTCCGTCCATACGCACCGCCATCATGCGGCTCATCACCGCCATCGACGAACAGGGGACGCCGCGCCCATAGGAGGACCCGTATGGCCTCTGCCTTCTGGCTGCGTATCTCGACCGGGGTCGCCCTGGTTTTTCTGACCGTGAACACCGTGGCTGCGTTCATCCGCGGCGTGAGCGACGGCTGGACGACGTCATCGGCCCTCTCGTTTGCGTTTAGCACCTTCGCCTTGACGACAAGTTTCTGGTGCGTCGTGTTCCAGGCCATGACCGAGCACATGAAACGCAAGTTCAGCGAGGCACTGGACGAGATGGCACACGCCGCACCGGGCGTGGTGCAAATGATCCTCGATCACATGAAGGACCGCGGCGTGATCCCGCCCGAGGTGGAGATCAGGGTGGCCGAGGAGGACGAGAACAGGCCGAAGTCGAAGTTGAACTGAGCCGCTATCTGGAGTGAAGCCGCAATGCCTGCCCAGCGCGTCGCCGCCTCCCGCTGTCTCAACTGCGGGTACGAACTCGACGCCGTGAGCCATGTCGAGAACGAGACCGCGCGGCCCAAGCCCGGCGACGCCACCGTCTGCCTGTGTGGCCACCTGATGGTATTCGACGACGACATGCGGCTGCGCGCCCCGACCGATGCCGAGATCAAGGACCTCGCCGGCGACCCGGAGTATCTGCTGACGCAGAAATTCACCGCATTCTGGCGCGACAAATATCCGCGATGACCCGCACCACCCTGCTGTCGATCGCTGCCGGCCCGGCCCTGTTTCTGGCGATCCTGTCGCTGGCAGAAACGGCACACCACCAGGCGCACGTCAGGCCGGCGCCGCCGCTGATCGAGCCGCTGCCGAACGGCTTGGCCAAGGGACCGCGCCTCGTCGCCACCGTGAAGGTCGTGTCGTTTGTCCATCGCTGGGAACCGGTCGAGCAGATCAAGCCGCCGCCACCGCCCGCAAACCTTGATCAGCCGATCATCAGGAACAAATCAACCCAAAAGTCGGAAAGTCGGATTCAATCCGAACCTGCGCCGCACCGACCGCGCGACATCTGCCAACGCTCCGGCGGCCATCGGGTCGACTACCGCAAAGCCGGGCACCTGTACTGGCGCTGCGCCTATCCGCGAAAGGGGTGAGCCATGTCCTTCATGTCCAAGCTGCGCGAGGAGCAGGCCCCCGCCGCCCCGACCGTTCCCTACGGCTGGTACGAGGAGAACGGCGAGCCGGCGGGCTTCGCCTACGGCGGCCAGATGTTCTGCGCCAACGGATCATCCACCCGCAAAGCCGATTGCGACGACGCCATGCTGGCGAAAATCTACGCGCCGCGGGGCGAACTCAATCCGTGGCTGCGCGCCGCCCGCCTCATCACCGACCAAGAACGCCCCGAACTGGACGCCGTGTTCGCGACCGCATTTGCGGCCCCGCTCCTCTCCCTGATCGGCGCGACCGGCATCTGCGTGCCGGTCACCGGCCCCACCGGTTGCGGCAAGACGACAGGGCTGGAAGTCGCCGCCTCGGTGTGGGGCAACCCGCGGCTTGCGCTCGACGTGCGGGCGACCGGCCAGGGCAGCATGACCAAGATTGCCCGCCTGCGCCACCTGCCGGTCTATTGGGACGAGACCCACACGCCGGTGGCGCGCGACATCATCTGGGACCTGATGCTGGCGCTCAGCCACAGCACCAGCGGGGCGAAGCATGGAGTGCGCCACCACATCAGCGAAGTGCGCAACAACCAGACCATCATCGCGGCGGCGGCGACAAACAGTTTCTGGAACTGGGTTGTGCATAAGCGCGCGATCAGGAAGGACACCAACGAAGGCGGGCTCTATCGCCTGTTCGAGATCACGCTCGGCCGGGTGCTGCTCTCGTCCAACGGGCAACTCCCCATCAGCCAGGCACAGGCGATCAAGGCCACGATGACCTCAAACCACGGCGTCATCGGACGCGAGTATGCGCGCCTGCTCGGCCGCAACCCCGCGAGAGCCAAGGCCGACGCGCTCGCCGCCATGGAATGGTTCGAGATCCGGCTGCAACCGACGCGGCACGAACGCTACTGGATTTCGACCGCCGCGGTGCTCGCCGCTGGCGCCACCTTCGCCAACGAACTCGGCTGTGCGTTCGACCTCGAACGGCTGCGCAACTACCTCCTGCACCACGTCGAGACGCTGCGCGAGCGCGTCAAGGGCCTGCCGGTCAACGGCGCCTCGCCCGGTGCCAGCGCCGAAATTCTGCACGCCTTCCTCGACGAGATGCGCTCGCGCTCGCTGTGGACGCAGAAAATGGTCCCGCTCGCCCGGCAGGGAAACCCGCGCGCCCAACTCGGCATCGTCAGGTCGCCACCGCTGGGCAACCCCGTGTACGTGCACTACGCTTTGAAGGATCGCCTGATCATGATCTGCCAGCAGACGTTCCGCACCTACATGGAGGACCACAAGGTCGAGAACCACCAGTTGATCAAGACCGGCCTCAAGACCAATTTCGGGGCCACGACCGCGCATATGAAAACCCTCGCCAAGTCGACGGAGTTTGCAACCAAGAAAAACCAGTTGATGGTTCTCCCAGTGCCGACCGGCTCGCAGTTCGAGCGCCACCTGTTCGCCGCCTCGCAGCAAGCGGAGCAGGTTGCATGATCAAGTTCAAGGCGACACAGAGCAACGGGCGCGAGGTGCTCGGGCTCGGCCTCTCGGCGAAGAACGTCGAGCAACTCAAGCTCGGCCGCCCGATCAGCGTCTGGGGCAGGGAGATCGACATCCCGTTCGACGTGATGATCTTCTACGGCGAGACCGAGCAGACGATGGCGGACGAATTCCGCAAGCACGGGATGATCGATCCCGAGAAGACCGTGATCCACGACAGCTCGCAGCGACCAAAGTCACGGCAGTGAGGGATGGCCTGAATGCCCATCGGCCCCGGCAAATACGATGATCTGTGCACCTCCGTGCGCGAAAAGACTGGCGGCAGTGTGTTGCTGATCGTGGTTGGCGGTGAGCGCGGCCCAGGCTTTTCCTGTCAGGCCGACCTCGAAACAATGAAGATGCTGCCTGACATGCTGGAGCACGTCGCAAAACAGATACGACAGGATATGAAGGCATGAGTGGCAAAAATTGAATTGTGACAGTTTGCAAAAAAATATTCATTAGGTATTTCAACGTCGGCAAAAAGCTAAGTCATTGATGTTGCCGCGCACAAACGAAAACACAAAAACCGACTGTGGTATACTGCGCCTCAGGTGGTCGATGGTCGATCACCACTGCGAGGAGAATGCAATGATCGAAATGGAAAACGGCGATATCATTCGGTTCCGGACGACCGGCTACGAGATCGCTCACCTCAGCAATCCTAATCCTGATAAGGAATGGACCGGCGTCGTGATTGGCGGGCCGAACGAGACGCACGTCGTGCTGTGGTGCGAGCGCGAGCGGCGCGAAGCCGCGCCTGTATGTGTCGCGCTGAGTAACGTGATCGGCAACGAGACGCTTGGTATCGACATGCAGGGCAATCGACTGCCACGCAAAAAATAGGCCCACCCCCAGCGCGCTCCTCCGGGGGCGCGGCTTTCCCTCAAATTTTAACGATCCCCGTAACCCTTCGTTTCCGCATTGTGTGTAAGGCTCTCTCCACCACAAAGGAGAGCCAGATGAAATCCCCGACTGTCGCGCTGGTGTCCCTGCTGATCGTCGCAGGTGCACAGGCCGCACCGCTCGAAAATGAGTATCGAGGATATCGCATCGACCTGTCCGAGATCGCGGGGCATAAAGCGTTCAACGAAATCGAATCCGCGTTGCGACACCAATTGGACATCGTCGAGAACGTCGGGCTGAGCCCGCGTGTCCTCAAGTTTTTCCGGACCATTCCAATTGAGGTCGATCAATTCGCGTGCATGGGCGACAATCAGATCGCGGGCGGCAAGAGGCCGTCACGCAACGCAGCCTGCTATGAGGAGACGAGTGGTCCGCGCTCGTCGGGGGATTCCGTGTTCGCCGTTTGGGATTCACAGAAATCTCAATGGACGGCATCTGCGCAGGAACGGCTCACCCGCACGACGGCGCCCCTATCCGGTATTGTGTCAGTTCGTGTCGACCTCAGTCGATCGTCGCGAAGGCCGGTCATGCTTCATGAAATGCTGCACGCATATCACGCCAAGGTACTGCCCGCCGGGTTCAAGAACCCCTCCATCTTGGTCTACTACAAGGAGGCCAAGGATCGCGCCCTCTACCCTGCGGACGCCTATCTGATGACCAACGAGAGGGAATTTTTTGCTGTCACCGCCAGCGTATTCCTCTACGGCGAAGATGGCCCACGCCAGCGATCGGAGTTGCAGAAGCAGCAACCCGAATATTACCAGCACCTCGTCTGGATGTTTGGGTTTGACCCAGACCGCAATTTGAACGTGGCGATGGCAGACAAGCCCTGAGAAACAGCCGTGGAGACCATAGAGATTTTGATGTGGCTCGTCGGGGCCTACGTCATCTGCATGCAGCGCGGCTGATCACTTGATCTTCTTGTCCGCCGGCGCCTTCGGCGGCTTGACCTCGCCCTCGCCGGCGCCGTCGCCCTTGCCGATCCCCGACTTGCCGTACTTCTGATCCTCGTCGGCCGCCGGGTTGAAATGATCGGGGTCGCGGAATTCGTCCTTCATCTTCATGAAGTCCTTCTCGCGCCCGAGCACCGGGCCGCCTTGCGCGTAGCTCGCCACGCGCGGCTTCTCGCCTTTGGTCATCTTCACGCCTTCCATGGCTCCTCCTTGGGCCGCGCCCTGCTGACCGGGAAATCTTCCGCCGTGCGCATAGTAGAGCCGCACCTGCGCCTTGTTGAAGTGTCTGCCGCTCGGTCCCGTGTAGTCGTTCGTGCCAACCTTCTTGAACGGCATCGCGTCCTCACTGCGTCAGGTTGCGTGCGAGCTTCTCGAACGGCCCCAGCGGCTGCTTCATGCGCCGGTGTTCTTCCTGCCGGATCGCCTTTGCGGCCTTGGCCTCGGAGCCCGGCTTCTTCGTCTTGATGTCGACGAACTGCTCGCCCAACGCCTTCGCGGCAATCGTGAATGGATCGGCGCCCGGGTAGCGGTTCTGCGCATTGCGGATCGTGCCGAACGGCGCGAGCAGCCCGCTCGCGAGCTGATCGCTGAGTTCGCCGCCCTGCACCGGCAACGATGCACCCGGGTTGATGATCGGGCGACCGGCGAAGTCGCGGTTCTTGTACAACTGGAGCGCCGCACCGAGGAGCGGCGGCAGCGTGAGCGCACCGCCGGCGAGCCCTTCCGGCCCCTTCTTGCCTTCGGCAAATTCTAGCCCCGCGGTGATCGGCGAAAGCGGCCCGCGCGGCGCGGTCTCGGCTTCCTTGTCGCCGGTGATCGCCTGCACCATCGGGTCGAGCACCAGCGGCTTCATCACGGCGGCAAAGAGCCCGAGCGCGAACAGGTTGCCGGCCGCCTCGGTGCGTTGCTGCGCATCGCCGAAGGTGAGCCCCTTCACCATGCGGGCGAGTGAGTTGTAGACGCCGTAGTGATAGCGCCCGAACGCCACCGTCGATGGGTCGCCGATCACCTGTGCGAGCGTGCGGCTGCCGAGGATCGTCGCCGGCAGCCGGTAGTTCGGGATGTGCTGCTCGGCGTGGCCGATCGCCTGTTCGAGCGACATGCCGCGGCGCTGGTTCACCATGATCTGGTGCGTGAGCAGGATGTCGTTGACCGACCACATCGTGTTCTTTGACCAGTTGTAGAGCCCCTCGACCAGCCGGCTCGTCGCCTCCGCGCCCTTGCCGAGCCCCATCGTCCCGGCAAGCTGCTCCCACTTGAGCGGGTTGCGTTTGACGTCGAGGCCGATGGCGTCGGCCATCTTGCGCTCGAACCCGGTCGTGCTCACGCCCGGCTCGACGAGCCCGGCACCGGCCTTGAGGAGTTGGCGCTGGAACGCATCCTGCGTCATCACCGAGCGGTACGCCGTCATCAGGTCCGGGATCAGCCGCCCGTACTCGGACGGCTTGAGCCAGTCCCAGCCGCGCCCGACCCACCAGTGCCAGAACGCGTTGAGCGAGTGCGGCACCGGCGTAAAGAACAGCGTCTTGGTCACCGCCTGGCTCATCTTGCGCAGGCCGTCGAGCGCCGGCGACTGGAGGCCGGGCCGCGAGAAGTCGTCGAAGGCGGCCTTGAGGAAGGGGTCCATCGCGATGCCCTTCATCTGTGGCATCGCCGACTCCGCATAGCCGCGCCGCTGCGCCTCCGCCCGCCCGCCCGGCTTGTTGAGGTCGACCGTGTACGCCTTGAATTTCGGATCGGACTTGAGGCTTTCGAGATATTCGAGGTGGCGCAGCGCCGTATTCACCGCGCGATTTTCCTGCATCGCGCTCGCCATCGCGTTCTCGTGGTAGTCGGCCATGCGGCCGTCCGAAAACCGCGCGTTCTCCTTGATCTCGGGCGTGAGCGCCTGCCGCGCCGTGTACTCCTTGCCGTTGACGGTGATCTTGTTGCCGACCTCGAACGGTCCCTCATGCTCCACGTGGGTGGCGTTGCCCTTGTCCCACAGCGTGAGGCCCTCGTCGGTCGGCGTCACCACGGTGCGCTTGCCGTTGGCGTCCTCGATTGCGAAGAAGCGGCGGCTTTGCAGCGAACTCGGATTGGTCTTGAGCCCGCGCACGATGCCCTCGACCGGATCGGAACTCTGGCCCGATACCAGTTCGTCCCAGGCGCGGTTGTAGCCCTTCGCCATCCGGTGAACGTGGGTCGGGTCGAGGTTGCCGAAAAACTCCTCGAACTGCTCCGGCGACCAGTCCTTGGTCAGCGCCTTGATCTTCGCGTACTTCTCCGCGCTGTCCTCGAACAGCGGCTTGATGTGCTTGTCGTAGAGCGCCTTGACGGGCCCAGTCAGATTGCCGGTCTTGCCTGCCTCGCGTGCGCGGTACATCTGCTGCTGCACGTCCGCGTCCGCCATCAGCTTCTTGTCGTTGCCCTTGAGGTTGGCGACGTTCTGCATCAGGCCGACGTCGTGGTCGACGCTCTGCTGGTTCATCCTGAAGAAGTTGTCGGAGATGCCCTGGCTCATCGCCTCCTGCTCGGACCCGGCCTGCCGGGTGCGCCAGCCTTCCTTCGGCGGCGCATAGCGCGACTTGAGCTTGCCGAACGTCTTGACCGGATCGCTCGCATAGGCGCCACCCTGCGACGTGAGCATTTTCAGCGTCTGCGGGATGGACGCCGGCGGGCCGCCGCCGCCCTCATCCTTGGCAAAACTTTTGACCGTGCCCATGAAGTCGCGCTGGCGCCGCTGCTCGATCTTGCGGCCTTCGAGCGCGGCAGCCGCGGGCGTCTCCGATTTCGGCCGCGCGCCGACCTCCTCGCCCGCGCCGATGTTGCCGCTCTCGTCCGCGATGAACCGCCTGACCGCGCCGAGGCCGCGTTGCAGCGCCGTCGGACCGAACATCGGCGGGCCACCGCCGCCCTCGTCCTTGGCGAAGGCGTCGAGCGCCTTGTTGATGCGCTGAACCAGCGTCGCCTTTTCCTTCGTGTCAGTCGGCACGTCGAGGTCGGCGGCCATCTTGCGCAGATTGGCCATCGACATCTCGGGTGATGCGCGGCGCACCTCGCCCTGCCGGATCGCTTCAAGTGCTGCCCGGCCGGTGAGCGGCATGCTCGTCGTCGCCCCGGACCGTTCGGCCCGCATCCGGCCGAGCCGCGCAGCGGTCTTGGCCTCCCGGCCTGCCTGCTGCTGCGCCTCGATCTCCGCCCGCGCCGCGGCGTCCTTGGCCAGACCCTCTTCCCGCTGCGCGAGATATTTTGCGAAGGCTGGGTCCTGGACCTTCTGAGACTGCGGAACCGATGCCTCCGGCGGACGCGCCGTGGAACCGACCCGCAGGAAATCGGGGATGCCTTCGGACGGCGGCACTTCGGGTGCGGGAGCAGGTGCCGTCCGTGAGATCGACGCGGTCGCTTCCGGGGCCGGCGGCGGCGCCTCGGCTACCGGCTCTGGTGCCGGAACGGGCGGGGCAGCGGGCGCTTCTGCTGGTTGTCCTGGCTCTGCGACTGCTTCGCGCGGCGGCGCTTGCGTCTCGCCTTCGCCGATTGCGGCTTTGAACGCTTCATTGTCGTACCCCTTGTCGTGGAGCCATGCGCGTTGTGCCTCGTGGCCGGCGGCCTTCGCCACCGCCTCGTGCTGCTCGGCCGCGCCCGCGTGCTCCGGGTTCTGTTCGCGGATCTTGCGCAGCACGTCGCTGATCTGCCGCCGCGTATTCTCGCGCACACCGAGCGGATAGGCCGGATCGATCGGCCTGCCGTTCACATCGACGACCGGCGGGAGATCGCGGTGGATCAAAATCCTGTTCGGATCGTTCGGGTCGGACGCGACATTGCCGGGGACATCGCTCTCGCGATTGAGCGTGACGTGGCTCATGTCCTCGTCGCCGTGCGCATACTCCGCACCGGCAGCCGGCTTGGTGAAATAGTCGGGCGGCGTCTCCTTCTGCCCAGCAATCGCCACCGCTTCATCGGGCTTGACATCGCCTGTCGTGAAATTCGTCTCCCCCGGCGGTGTCGTGCGCTTGCCGAATTTCGGCGCTTTCGGATAACTGATCGGCGAGCCTTTGCCGCCGAATTCGGTTGGTCCCGCGGCAGCCGGCTTTGCCTCCTGCGCCGCAGTCCCCGGTGCGGTCGGAACACGGTTGACCCCCTCCGCATCCCGCTGCGCCTCCACACCTGCCGCCGTGCCCTCTACCGGCACCCCGGCTTCGGAAAGGTTCATGCCCTCGGGCACGCCCTTCAGGGACAGAATCTTGCCTCCCGTGAGATCGGCACCCTCAGGCACCATCATCCTTTGTATTTCAGTTGGTGCTTCAGGTGCGGCAGCTTCATCCGATGCCTCGACCGGCGTTTCGCCCGGCACTTCCTCCGGTGCTTCGCCCATGATGCGAGCACGGCGCGCTGCCGCTTGTTCTGCTCCTGCCACTGCTCTTTCGGCATACGCCTGCGCCGCCCTCACGCCGGGGATCACCCCCACGGTGCGCTCGACACCGGCGCGCGGCTTGGCGAACACGGCACCGAGGCCGGTCGCAGTCAGAACCTTGCCGGGACTGATCTCGCCCGTACCGTAATATTCCGACGCCGCCTCGCCAGCCCCTTGTAGCGCGGCAGACGCAAGCCGCGCCCCCCGGCTCACATTGCCAGCGGCGAATGCTGCCAAATCGGGCGCGAGCCCGGCGACGAAGGAGGTCTTGGGAAACTGCTTTTCAGCCGCAGCACCGTACTGTTCGACCTTCTCCTTGTACCCAAGCGCGTCCAGCACCTTGTCCTGGAGCAAGTTGGCGAGATAGCCGCCACCAAACCCGGCAGCGAGCCCTGCACCCACACCGCCAATCAACGCACCCGCCGGGATCGATAGGCCGCCGGTAAACGGCGCCAACCACGCGCCCGCCGCGGTCCCATATCCAGCTCCAGCAAGACCAGCCGTAATTGCGCCCGCCGCCGGCAGCACGCGCCGACCCGCCGAAATGCCGGCCGCCTCCAGCCCGCCGGTGAGGCCCTTGTCGAGACGCGGTTCCTCCTGCTCCTGCTGCTGCGATTTCAGAAACTGATCGAGCGACATGCCCTGCGGCTCCGCCGCTCCGGTCACATCCTCGGTCGCCTGGGCTGGAGGTGGTCGCTGCTGCTGTGATTTCAGGAACTCGTCGAGCGTCATCCCTTCGGGTTCGGCCTCGTCGTCCTCAGCCTCCTCGGGGTCGTTCGGACCGCCATCCGCAAACGACCGCACGCGCTGCTGGTGCGCGTCGAGATACGCCTTCCACTTGGGCGGCGGGTTGAGAGCTGCGCGCACTATTGCTGCCTGTAGATGTCGCCGGTGTCCGTGTAGCGCATCTTGCCGTCGGCCCCGACGTAGACGGTCCGGTTGGTCCCGGCCACCGGATAGGTCCGACCCTGTCCTGACGCTGTCCCCGGCACCTGCGTCGACACCGTCGTCGGTGCGGCGCCGATCGTCTGCGGCGCGCTGAGATCCAGATCGCCGGGCGTGTTCGGCATCGCATAGTGCCCGTAAATCTGACCCATGCTCGGCAACTTTTGCTCCTTCAGGGCCTGATCGACATCGTCCATCGATTTGCCATTACCCACCATCGTGGTCACCAAACGTCCGCCCAGAGTATTGGCGAGGCGCCGGTCCTTCGCGATGTTGTCCGCGATTTGACGCGCCACTGCGTCCTTCCCTTTCTTGTCGAGCCCGGCGAGATAGTTCTCCCCGGCCACCTTCTTTACTGCGATTGCGCCTTCATTCCTCATCCTCTGGACGTTCTCGCGCGAGCCCGCAGCGGTCTCGGCTTTCGTCTGTTCGGCAGAATATTTCGTCCCGGCTTCCTGCTGCTTCGCGAGCCAGTCGAGACGCTGGCCCTCCTGGCTGGCCCATGGAAATCTGTCGTGGGACAGGTTCACGGTCTTTTCGTCGATACCGTATTTCTCGGCCTCATCCGCCCAGCGACCGCGAGGTTTTGTCTCTTTGGCCGGAGCGGCAGGCGCAGCCGCGGGCGCCGTCATGGCACCACCGACATCGCCCTCTGCACCGGCCGTGAGCGCCTGCGCGGCGGCGGGTGCAGGCGCGGTTCCTGCTGCCGCCGTGGTCTGTGGCGCCGACACCGCTGGCGGCTCGGCCGCACGACCGTGGAGGAGGCCATAGATATCGAGCGCCCGCCCGACCGCGGTCCGATTGCCCCGCGCGTCCTGCGGCTGCGGCTGTTGCTGCTCCGGCGTTGCGCCCGTCACGTCGCCCGACGCCATGTCGGCCATACTGTCGAACATCGTGGCACGGTCCTTCATCAGCGCGGCGAGTTGCGGCTGGCTCAGGTTGGTGCTGGTGCTGCGCCCGTTCTGGTCCGTCACCGTCATGGTGACGCCGGAACTCGCGTCAGGGCCGTTCGCCATGAACCTGTAGTGCTTGGTGTTCGGCACGTTCGCGAACGCGATGTTGGCGGCATTCGCCGCCGCCGACATGTCGCCCTGGTCCGCCGCGTGTGCCGCAAACTGCTTCCCGTGCTCGTACGAGTTCCGATAGTGCTGCAAGATCGGAAAGCCGCTCGCGGGATCGTCCGCCGACGCTGCCGCAACCGCTGCGGCGGCACGATCCGGCTTGGTCATCTCGTTGTGCGGATCGATCATGTTCTCGATCTGCTGCACCTCTTGCGGATGGGCCGCATCGGCGCCGGTCAGATAGCGCATGATCCCCTGCATCGGCTGCGGGGGCTGGTCAGTCGGGATCGCACCCTGATCGTCGGGCGCCGGCGCCATGTCGTCGTCAGCCGACCCGCCGTCGTCGAACGCGCGCACCACGCCGCCGGTGAGATAGCTGCCGGCCGGCCGCGGACCACCGCCCATCACGCCGTATTTCTGCCGACCGAAATCGAGCGCCCGCTGCACATGGGCATGCACCGCCCGCCGACCCGCCGGATCGTGCGGACGCGGCCCGCGCCGGCGCGGCTGGATCTCCGTATCGATCGCACCCCCGCCAGCGTAGCCGGGCTGCTGGTTCTGATCCTGGGGATTTTTACCCCATTCACGCGGATCGAACATCGACTTGAACACCGGATCGGCGCCGATCTCCGGCTCCACCATCGGCGGATATCCGAGTGCGCCGCGCACGCCATTGACGGTGCCTTCGATAACGCGCGACGTCTGCTGTAGCCACCGGGGCATTCCCCTCATGCTGCGCGGCGTGTTCGGCGGATCACCATCAACCGGCGCATTCGCCATATCGTCGATCGCGCCGCCGCCCTGGAACGAAAACACCCCCGACCCCGGCGAGGTCGGACCGGCGCCGCCGCTGAAGATGCCGCCGCCGGACGAGCCCCAGTCGAAGCCGCCAGTGCCCGACGTGTCGGTGGAGTTGGTCGGCGCCGATACGCTCGCGCCCGGCGTCGCCTGGCCGAGCACCGAGGAGATCACCCCGGTCGCGTAGGGGTCTTTCTGCCCGGTGCCCGGGATGCTGCTGCGATAAAAGCCGCCGGGGTCGGTCGCGTTGGTGACCATCACATTGCTCCCGGGATTGCCTGCGAGCGGAACGTCGGCGGGGCGTTGAGCGCCGGCTTCATCTTCGGCTTGGCGGTGGCGCCGCCCATCTCCTCGCGCGCCTTGTCGATGTGGCTCTGGTAGAACTTGCGCCCGTGCCACAGCGCGACGTCGCGCGGAATGACGTACTCGTGCGCATTGAGCCGCGCCGGCACGTCGTCGGTCTCGATCCCGGCGCTCGGGCTCGCACTCTGATTGACAAACCCGCCGGACGTCGGACCCATCGGGGGTGCCTGCGGCACCGGAAGGGCCTGCGGGGGCATGATCCGCGGATTGATCGCGCCGCCGGCCGCAGCCCCCTCGTCGCCGGAGTCCATCCACCCGCTCCAGTCGTCGGATGAGCCTCCCATGCCGTAGTCGTCCGGTCCCGTGTTTTGCCAATTCCCCCAGCCCGCATCGTCAGGAGCGTTATCCATCCACCCGCTCCAGTCATCGCCACCGCCAGGTTCTGCTGCTGACGATGGCGGGCCGTACTGTTCGCCTTCCTGCCAGCCGGTATTAATGATGCCCGCGGCGCTGCCACCACCGCCGCCCCCGCCACCACCGCCGTAACCACCACCGCCGCCGGTGCTGGGGGCTGAAGGCAGCCTGTTCCAGCCAGGATCACGAAAACTAGAACTGGAACCAGGCACTGCGGTGCCACCACCGCCACCGCCGCTGCCACCGCCAGAACCCGGCCTGACCTGGAAGCCAGCCGTCCCGCCGCCGGTGCCGAGCGCGCGTTGCGCCGCCGTCACCTGCCCTTCGGCACCCTGCTGCGCCAGTTGCGCCCACGGCACCGCATTGCGGAAAAGGTTCGCGCCAGTGTTCGCGTTGGCGAGCCGCGCATTGATCGCGCCAGTGTCGGCCGCGAGCGCGGACGAGAGTTCGTTGGCGATCTGCCCGGGGTATCGCTGACCGACCTGGATCGCCTCGGAGCGTATCCCGCGCCCGGTCGCCTCGGCGGCGAGCCGCGCCTGGTTCTGCGCGCCCGCGACCGATGCGGCTTCCTGCATCCGGCTCGCGCGGTCGAGGTCCGCATAGCGTCCCGCCGACGGGTCGATGCCGTAGGCGCGCAGATCGGCGAGTGCATTCTGCCGCCCCGCCTCGCCCGCCTGCGCCGCGGTCGCGCCGGCGCGCCCCATCTCGGCCGCAATGCGCGGGGCACCCGCATAGCTCGCCGCATCGGCAACGAGCTGGTTCTCGATCGGCTGGAAGATGCCCTGATAGCGCGAGAGATCCGATGCCCCCATGCCGGTAAGCATCTGCGACTTGCCGAGGTAGTCGTTGACGAGGTTGTCGGTGAGCTGGCTGTTCTTGGCGTACTCGCCCTGCGCCCAGTCGTACTGCTTCTGCGCGATCTGCTGGTAGTATTGCCAGAGATTGCCGAGCGCCTCGATGCCGGGCGCCGTGACCGGGACGGAAGCGCCTGGCGATCGGCTGTAGTCATAGATGTCGGTGTAGGCCATGGGCGGGCTCGCGGATTGCCGCTGCCGCTCCCGGCCGCGGAGCGCGGTCACGGTAGGATGGCGTGGTGAATAATGACTGAACCGCTACTCCGGCGGCCCGACCGCACCGTCGAGCCAGCCGTTCCCCGAGAACGAGCCAGTGAGCTTCAGGGTCTTGAGGTCGACGCTCATCGATATGATGCCGGGGCCTGGAAATACGCCCCTGGTTTGATCGGTCCGGCACCCGATATCGAGACCGTCCACCGCGGTGCCGGCATTTTTCTTGGTGACACCTTTGAACGTCCCGGCCGAAACCGTCATCCCGTAAGGCGGATGACTGTCAAACTCCTGGTGGAGCGGGCCAACAATCCCCGAGTTGTACGTGTGGGCGTCAATAGGATTGTGAAAGAAATACTGAGCTAGCCAATCATCTGCGGCCGACTTTGTGGGGGGCAATACCGGATTTGGGCCATAAACGAATTCACCTGGACCGGTCTGCCACCAGAAAAGATTGTCGTTCGTCAACCACTCATGCTGTCCCTGATCCGACTTGACGGCGTCATAGGTGTTATAAACATCATTGCCGACCCGAAACCCTCTCCAGACCTCGTACCATGTCTGAATTGTATGTGTGTTCGGCGGCGCCGGACATGTGACCGTGAACGACACGCTACCCCCACGATTATTGCTCAAGGCGATGTGCGACAGGTTGGCGGACCAGCAGGCGCTGGACATTCCTGTGCCAGCCATATAGGGCGCAGTCGTGGACAGATACTCGACGTCCTTGGTGACGACATGCGGATTACTGCTCGTCATGAACGTCGAGCCTCCGAACGGCAGACCAACAACTGTCAGAGGCGGAGGCAAGCTATTAATATCGGTGCCCACAGTAAAACAAATATTGAGAACATTATCACCCCACCCGACCGCAACCGGCCACTCCAGCCAACCGAATTGCGCGATATCGTTCACGAGCCGCGCGTCCAGTCCCACGTCTCACCGGTCTTGGTGTCGACCATCGTCAGCGCGGTGATGACCATCACGTCGACCCACTGGTTCTCGTCGTCTGGATTGGTCACGCGCACCTTCTTGGTCTGACGGCTGCGCTCGATGAAACGTCCGCCTTTCTGATCCTTGGTCTTGAAGCCGCCCGCTGCACCGCCGCTTGCGCTTGCGGAAGCGGAAGCGCCTCCGAACGGGCCAAACCCGGCCAGCCCGTTGTACCCCTGGATCAGCGAATTGAGCGAGTTCATCATCCCCTCGATCGTCCCGTCCGGGGCGGGGATCGCCGGTAGGTTCAGCCCCGCGCCTTCCGGGATGTCTGACGTAGGCGGCAGATGGCACACCGGGGCCTGGAGGTCACTGCCATCACCATTGTCCCGCAGCGCAACCTCTTCCTTCGCCTTCCGCGCCAAGCCAATCGCATGTGTCGCCATCGCTAAACCCTCGCAAGTTCCTTCACGCTCGTCGCCGCCTGGATGTTCTGCACCGAGATCACGCCCTCGACCTCGACCTGCCAGAACTCGTTCTTGAACCCGGTGCAGATGCGCATCAGCTCGCCCGGCGAGCGCAATTCGCGCGCCGTGACGAGGTTCATCAGACCGTCGTTGTTGCTGTCGGCGAACACCCGCACCACCCCGTACATGCCGGGAACGAAGGGAATGTCGTCGCCGATGTTCGCCGCCGTCGCGCGCACCGGGGTCTGCGGCGGCGTACCCGGCAGCACCTGGAAGTACACGCGGAACGCCGACATGTTCTTCTTCGCCCCGAGCTGGAACTGCTTCGAGCGCCAGCGATAGCGCACCGGCGTCGGCGCCGGATCGGCGAAGTCGTAGTAGTAGACGTTGCCGTCATCCTCGACCAGAAGGCAGACGCCGCTCCACGGGTCGATCTCGACATTGCGGATGTCGATCCCGTTCGGCGCCGAGAGTGCCGAAAACCCGAGCCGGTGGCCGCCCGCTTGCGGCCAGATCGAAAAACTCTGGCTGTCGTTCGATATTTCGACCGTGAAGCCGGTCTGCGCCAAACTGTGATCGGTGCCGTCGATCGAACCGAAGGCGAAGTACGCCGACATATGCCGGACCGCGCGCACGAATTTCTGCGGGGTGAGCGTCTGCCAGCGTTCGCGCCTGATCCACGTCTCGGTGATGTTGCCGCCCTGGCCGCTGCTGTTGAGCTGCACCATCCCGTTCGGCGAAGCATAGAACACGCCGTTGTCCATCGAGACGATCGATCCGCGCGAAATGCACGGCTCGGTGATCGGTACCTTCACCTGGGTGATCGACGCCGGGCTCACCCCGTAGCACACCGTCGGCTGGCTGGTCGTGCACGCAACCACTGCCTGCCCGGTGACGCCGATCCCGACGATCGGGAAGTCGCAGGTGATCACGTAGCCCGCCGGCCAGGCGTGCGGCGCATAGGCTTCGGAGAACCACAGCTCGTTGCCCTTGAAACCGACCATCATGCCGTTCGGCATGCGGGCAATCCCCATCAGACCGTCCGGCGGCTCGCCCCACGCCGTCGAAGGGAGTTGCCGGTTCTGCGAGATGATGGCATCGTCCGACACGTCCACATACTGCGCCGTGTTGACGTCGACCTCGGCGACGAAAAAGAACGTCGTCTGGCCGCTCGCCCCCGACACGGTGCGGTAGATGCGTGTGCGGGTGATGTTGCGCGTCACCCCCATCTCGTCGTGTGGCGGCGTGAACAGGCCGATCACCCAGGTCGAGTTCGACCACCCGGTCACCGTCGCCGGGGGCGAGGGCGGTCCCTCCTCGCCGTACGCGGTCACCCAGGTATAGACGTAGGAGCGCGTCTCCAGCACCGCCTGCGTGACGACGTCGCCCCAGATCTGGAAGTCGGCCCCCGCCGCCCCCATGCTCGGGGCGTGCACCGGCGGCCCGTTGTTGTAGGTCGCCGGCCCGGTGCGCACGTTGGCATTGTTCAGATCATCGGACAGTTGCAGAAACTGCGACGTGTCGAACATGAAGCCGATCCAGTAGGTGATCCCGGAGTTGAGCGCGAACGGGATCGCAAACGGGCTCGACAGTGTCTGGAAGGCCGTGACGCCCTGCATCTGCGCGCCCTGCGCCAAAAACGTCGCCGGGTTGCCGATGTCGTCCGAGTAGACCACGGCGGTGTAGCGCGCCGACGGCAGGTCCTGCACCGGGATGCACGACACGTCGTTGAGCGACATCGCCCCGGTCGGCGTGACTGGCACGAGAACCATCCAGTCGCCGGTGACGGCCGCGGTCGCCGTCGAGTTCGCCGCCGCAAGCCCGATGGTCGAGGCATTGCCGCCGCCGCTCACCGCAAGGTTCGGGGTGCAGCCCGGCGCCGGCACGCCGAGCAGGAACGGCGGCTCGCCGGCCTGGATGCGGTCGTAGGTGTTGTACATCGGCGGCAGCGACGGGCTCGCGATGTAGTAACGCTGGAAGCTGTCGTCCACGACCGGCGAGCGCACCACGTTGGTGTCGGGGTCGTCGAACTCCATCCACGCCGCCGGGCCGGTGATGCTGTCGTCCTGGGTCTGGTTGGCGCCGCCCGCGAGCGTCGCCGTGGTGTGCGCAAGCGACACGGTGTCGTAGAGCCACACCATCCTGTTGGTGCTCGACCCGAGCCGCGTCGTGTTGTAGGCGGCCCCGAAATCCGGCGCCTGCACGATCAGGTCGGGCCACGGCCCGCCGCCCATGTCCACCGTGCCGAGCGTGTTCATCGGATCGCGCGACGAGATCACCGCCATGTCGGTCCATATCTGCCAGTCGACGAGCAGCGGCGACATCGTCGGCGCCACCGGCAACGGCCCGCCCGAATAGGTCACGGCCGCCTTCGATCCGTTCGCCCCGCCATCGGCGAGCGCGACCGCGACCGCACTGTCGAGCATCATCCCGATCCAATAGGTGTCGCCCTTTTGCAGATAGGGCTCCGTCACCAAGGTGCTCGTAACCGGCCGGTATGCCTCGCACCCGACCACCTCGGAGCCGACCGCGATCAGGCTGCCCGGGATGCCGAGCGAATTCGCGTAAATCACCCCGCGAAACTTCGCGAACGGGTTGGTCGTCACCGGCATGATCGCGACGTCGAGCGCCTTGGTGGTCCCGCTCGGCTCGACCGGGATCAGGATCAGCGTGTTCGCGCCCGGCGTGTCGATGGCATTGGTGATCGTGAACGGCAGCCCGACCCACGGCGAGTTGCCGGTGATCGCCGGATTGACGCAGGTGCCCTGGCCGAACTGCTGGTCGAACACGCCGTTGAGGGTGAGCGCGCCGATGAGGTTCTGCGCCGACACCGTGCTGTTCGGCCCGAGCAGCACCTCGTAGGCGGTGTTGACATTGGCGGTGAACGTGTAGGTCTCCTCGCCCACCGTGATGGTGTCGCCCTCGACCGGGTTGTCCTGAAAGACGAGATGCGCCTGCGCGGTCGCCTGCGACTGCGTCGGGATACGGTAGACGAAGCCGGTCGTCGGCTTCTGCATGCGGTAGAGCGGCTTCGGCTGGCGCCAGCCGCGCAGCGCGCCAGAATAGAGGTAAGCGTTCTTGGCAAACGACGCCTGGTCCTCCGGCAGCAGGGTGTCGTCCCACGCCGGAAGCATGCCGCCGAACTGCGAGATTTTGATCGGCGGCATCGATCACCCCTCGGGCAGCGTCTGCTTCACCCGTTGCAGCACCGACGAACCGCTGTCCTTCGACACGGCGTTGCGGCGCATGTCGCGGTACTCGCTGAAATCGCCTGGCCGGAAAACCGGCGTGTTGGTCCCCTCGGCCGCGATCTCCTGCGGCGTGCGCACCAGCGGCGGCCGATGTGCGAGATCCTCCGCCGCACGCGCGACTGCGCGCCGACCGGCCTCCTGCTCGATCGCGCGCTTCGACAAGGCCCGCGCGGAGAGCGGCGCCGGCGGCCCCGGCTCGGTGTTGGCGGGCTGCGCGTCGCCGATCCGCTGCGCGATGATCCGGTCACCCTCGGCCTTGATGATCACCTGTCCGTCGGTAATCACCTGCGGGGACTGCATGCGGGGCGCGGGCGGCGGTAACTTCTCTTCCGCGATCAGCGCCGGCGACTTGTAGGGCCGACCCCGCGGTGCCTCGGCCTCCGCGATGGTAATCGTCGGGCTCGGGGCGCTCCGCGCGCTTGGTGCACTCGGTACATTCGGCTCGGTCGGCTGCTTGGGCATGTGGCGCCTCCTTTGCCCCGAGGGTAGGCGGCAAGGTTTACTATTCGGTAACCATTCGGGTCAGGTCTCAAGGTAGTGGAAGAAGCCAAGCACGAAGGGTTTGTTTTGGAAGCTGCTGGTGCCAGCATTGGGGTTGAAACAGTATCCAATCTGGTCTGCTGCCGCGGTGAAAAAAGCATTTTTACTGTACGAACCCAGGAAGGCGTAGATGACGCCGTTATCGCTCATGGAGAACACGTAGTGCCCGGCGCCGTCGTCGGCGATGCGGAAAAACATGGTCGGATTATCAGTAGCTTCGGTCGCTGTTGTGGAATTGAACGAAACCGGACTATTCCAGTTGTCGATGGAGATTTGCGGACCGTGCTGCATCGAGAGAGTGATCATCTTCCCGGTCGAGCTTTCCCGCAGGACGGCGCCTCCCAAGAGGAAATTATAATCCGGGAACCCCCGTTGAAATCCAAATGTGCAGGTCCAAGACGGCGTTGCTGGTACGGCCCTCAGTCGTGCCCGTATGTCATCTCCAGGCCCCGTATTGGTGTTTCCCGACATCTGAATTCCGTAACCGGCCACGTCGGTGTTGGTGTTGGTGGCCCCGACGATGGTCGGGAACATGGCTACCAGCGGACGTGTTGCCGCTGGAAGGAGCGGTATCCCCACCGACGCGCCGCCACCGCCAGCTCCGGTTGCCCCGGTGGCGCCGGCCGGACCTGTCGGCCCGCCCGCTGGCCCCGTCGGCCCTGTGCCTCCGGTTCCTCCAAGTCCGGTTGCCCCGGTCGCACCGGTCGGTCCGCCGAGTGGACCCGTCGGGCCCGTCACGCCGGTCGGCCCCGGCGGACCCGCAACACCTTGACCGGTCGGTCCCTGCGAGCCGGTCACGCCCGCGACGCCGGCCGGTCCCTGCGCGCCGGTTGGCCCGAGACCTGACGGCCCGGTCGGCCCCTGCGCACCGGTCGGACCGCCGAGCGGTCCCGTGGGTCCGGTCGGCCCTGGCGCTCCCGCACCGGTCGGACCGAAGTCGCCGGTCGGCCCCATCCAGCCCGTCGGCCCCGGCGGCCCGAAATCCCCGGTCGGCCCGGTGTAGCCGAGCGGACCCGCGAGCCCG